GTCACTATTAGATGAAGCTAAACTGGGAAAGGTAAATGAAGGATAATAAAACAATAACACCTAGACGGAAACCCAAAATGCACCTCAATAGACGAGGGCTTAAGGAGATTCCTACCGATAACAGACCACCTAAAAACAAACGCAAACTCACTCGCGGAAAAATAAGGGCAGATGGTATGGTGTTCTGGGGATACGCAAACTCGTATAAGTCCGGGGAGCAGTGGGTTTCTTCTGATAAGTTTGACTCAATGAAGCAGACCATAAAAGACAGAAAGCCACCATCAACATTTGTACCAGAATCTAAAGACATCCGCAGGTTCAAGACAAACTTGAGATCCCGCGTGAGCCACGCATTGAGTCGCAATTCAAAGTCAGCTTCAACTGAAACCCTGGTGGGTTGCTCGATGGATGAACTTCGCGATCATCTGGAGTCTCAGTTTGCAGATGGAATGACGTGGGATAATTACGGTGAGTGGCACGTAGATCACATAAAGCCTTGCTCTATGTTTGATTTTTCTGTTGACAGCCATCAGTTTGAATGCTTTCACTACACCAATATGCAACCACTGTGGGCTATTGATAACTATAAGAAAGGAAATAAATATAACAATAAGGGCTTGACATCCGCCGAACAAGTAACAGAGTTAAAAGACCTAGGAGCAAGTGATGATGATCTTGCTGCTTGTAAAAATCAAAAGCAGCGCAAAGAGCTGTTCCGTAAACTAACCAAGAATAGATATGAGTAAAACAGAAACCAAGAAAGATAAGATCAACATAAAACAAAAACTACAAGGTATCCAGACGGAGCTTAAAGCACCCAAAGGACAGACCAACAAGTTCGGAGGGTATCGCTACCGCTCCTGTGAGGACATCCTTACTGCACTAAAACCTTTAATGGCAAAGTACGGCTGCGCTCTGGTCATCACCGACAATATCGTCGAGGTCGGCGGTCGAGTCTACGTCAATGCTACTGCGTCACTTGGCGATACATCAAGCGAGTTTAAGCTCAGTGCTAGTGGATTCGCTCGTGAGGCTGAGACTAAGAAAGGAATGGACGATGCCCAGATCACTGGCTCCGCTTCATCCTATGCCAGAAAATATGCGCTTAATGGACTCTTTGCTATTGACGACACCAAGGATCCGGATGCTACTAATGACCACGGAAAATCCGCACCACGTAAACAAGTAACCCAATTCTAATATGAACCTAGAACACGAACTAATCGACCTTATCTCAAGTATCCAAATGCTGGACAAGCATTACGATGAAACCTTCTCTGGTATCGAAGATGACCTAGCAGAACTTCGCCAGCATAACCTTCGCCTTGAAGAGCAGAACAAAATGCTATCCAAGAAATTGGATGCATTGATTGACTACCTTGAGGTGGAGATTAAATTTCCTGATACATCCTTGAAGGCTGTGAAGCTTGACAAGGGAATCAGTAATAACTAACCAATAAACAATAACCAATAACGAAAGTAAATAATATGTCTCAATACGATAACACTAACTCCGGTACATTCTTCGTCAATGACCGCAAAGAGAAACCAAATCATCCCGATTACAGCGGGAAGATTAATGTCGAGGGCAAGGAGTACTACCTCAAGGGCTGGAAGAAGACAGCCAAGAGCGGCACTAACTTCTTGTCCCTAGCGGTGAACCCAGTGGATGGTGCAGGCTCTGCCCCTAAAGCTGCAAGTGCGCCAACCAATGACGAAGCCCCATTCTAAGTAATGCAGTTCGACAAGATCTGGTGGGATCAGTTCCGCCGCGATGAAGTAAATGCCATTCTAGAAATGACTGCCAACAAGAACACGGATTACACAGGAGGCGAGAGTTGCGATAACCCCTTCGCAAACTTCGACGGTTCCTCCGAGTTCGGCGTTCATCCCTTGACTGGCGTTTGCATCCGAATGCAGGACAAATTCCAGAGAGCTAAGGCTTTCTGTTCCGATGGTCAACTTAAGGTAGTCACTAAAGGGGACCAATCAAAAGACATATTCCGTGACCTAATTGGCTACTCATTGATAGCCATAGGGATGCTTGAAAGAAGCGAACACGAGTAAGTCCTTATGCTAAGATGCTTGCCCCTTACAATCCCGTAGGGGGCAAGTAATTCTTATGACTAATAATACAACTAAAACACACCGTAACGAAATGACTAAAATAAAAGAAGCAGCCGAAGTATCCCTCTCAATCTATAACTCAATTGATGGTTATAAGATTCCAGAGGGAAACCGGGTAGCCCATAAGTCCCTTGGACAGGTCCTTCGTTCTCTGGTAGCATTACTTGAAAATGAACGAACTGAATCAAATACACAATCAGCCACATAGTGCTGAAGCCGAAGAAAAGTTAATTGCATCCTGCTTACTGCCAGGTGACGCATCCGTCTATGATGCGGTACGTCCCTTGCTTGAGCCAGAGGATTTCTACTTACTACGCTTTAGGTTACTTTACCAAGCCATTGGCGACCTTGCACAGTTAAGCAAGCCAATTGATGAGGTATCAATCTCAGAGCACCTGAAGACCCTACAAGGTCTTGACGAGGTCGGGGGCATAGCAGGTATCCTGTCCGTCACTGACAGCGTCTCAAGCACTAGCTCAGCTAAGTTCTATGCTAACACCGTAGTAGAGAAGGCAAGACTCCGTGAGATAATGAAGTCCTGCCGTATCGCTGTAGAGAACGTTGAGAGTGAGTCCAAGTCATACGACGAGATTCGTAGCACACTCGAAGCCGAGATCACCGAGCGACCACTACTCACCCAGGGTAAGTCCGACATAGGTTTCTCCGCTGATGAGCTACTGGCTGATATCGCCAAGATGCAGTCCGGTGAGTACGAGGCTGATGTTGTTAAGACTCACACCAATAATCTTGACCGTGAGTTCGGGAACCGGGGCATTGCTGCTGGTGAAGTACTGACAGTTGCTGCACCTACCTCCTGCGGGAAGTCAGCACTTGCGATGTATATCGTCTCTCAGTCCGTCGTAAAGGATGGTCACGCCTGCGGGGTGTTCTCATTAGAAATGCCGCAGAAGCAGCTCACAAAGAGGCTGACGCAGGTAATATCGGGTGTCAACCTTCGGAGCGTTGAGGATCAGACCGCTAACCCACAACAGGAAAAGCGGGTCTACGATACCATCAATCAGCTTAAGTCCTTACCAATCTATACTTCCCACGCTGTTAAGAATGTCGATGACCTTTACAGTCAGACCCGACAGTTCGTACAGAAGCACGGGGTAAAGCTACTAGTGATTGATTACCTGCAACTGATTCCTTTCTCTTCGAGGATGGGCAAGGCTGAGGGGATCGCTAGTATTTCACATAAGATTAAGCAGATGGCTATTGATCTCAACATAGCTGTAATCCTACTGGCACAAGTCAACCGAGAGGGAGCCAAGGCTGGTCGACTCAAGCTGTATGACCTAAAGGATTCCGGGGATATCGAGAATGATGCTGACATTGTTCTGCTTATGTACCCGTCAACTGGCGATGTTGAGTCCTCAAAGGATGTAGACAGCCGAGGGGCGTTCACTCGTTTAACCTATGAGATTGCTAAGAACCGTGAAGGTGAACGTGATATCGGCGGGTTATTTAAATTCTATCACTGCACAGGGAGGTTCGGACAATGACGGAGGAAGAAGTAGCACAGTACATAATGAAAGCATTCCCACGGATGCACAAGCTAACCAAAGCCGAGGGCGAGTACAGTCCTTTTGATTACGAGAGCATTGATTATTTAGTTGAGATCAAGGTACGCCGAAAGGTATACAATCCCTGGATCATCGAGCAACTAAAGGTTGATACCAATATCGGTATCGCTGAATCAGTAAAGAAGGACTTCGTTTATGTGAACGGATTCAAGGATCTGCTGTACGTCTGGAACATTTCTAAGCTCATCAGGAGTGACTATGACTTCGGGTTCGAGAATCGTGAAATGCCTTGGACTACGGACTTCGATGCAGTACAGATAATAACCAAACGCACTGGTTACTTATACAACAATAAAGCAATGATCATTAACACGGAGGACTTATGAAAATCTTGGATACAGCGCAATCAAAAGACATAGAAGTAAATGGAATAAAGATAACCTGCTACTCAGATGGAAGCGTGGAGAGCCACGACAATCGCAGTCGCGGGAGATCATTTGGCGGTGATGACGGGAAAGGATACCGCAGGATAAGGGTGAAGTTGAAAGTATTACACGTTCACGAATTGATCGCAATGGCCTTCGTAGGCGATCGACCCAAGGGCTATGACGTTGATCACATTAACGGAAATAAGTCGGACAATAGACCATCCAACCTGCGGTACGTAACTCGATCGCAGAACCTCAGAGGTCACCAGAAGGTTCGAGGTAGGTCGAAGTACAGGGGTGTATCCATTGATACGTCAAACCCTAAGTTTATTGTGAGGGTGGGTTTAGGTAAAGAGAACAACTACAAGAACAAATACTTGGGTTCATTTACCGACGAGAAGGAGGCAGCTATTGCTCGTGATACCTTCTGTTTTAATGAACTAGGTTATCCACTGGAAGGGTTAAATTTTCCTGAGTTATTTGTTGACAAACAGGAGGATTCCGTACAAGTTACCAGTATGCAAAACGGCGAAGAAAACATTGAGAGACTTCAGACACAAATTGAAATGATTCGACAGGAGTCCAGGCTCCTTTCGTACCGGATTGAGCGGATGACCTTACAGCGCAAGAGACTACAAAATGAGAAACGGGAACTTAAGGATTTACTTTTGGTGGCTAGAAAGCCATAGTGTATAATGCAGTACGAGGTAAGCTGTGGGAGTAATCCGCAGCGGGGTGTTTATGTTCGTCCTTTTTAATCCCTCGTTTCGTTACGGTAGCCCCGTCCTCTGTGTGTTGAGGGCGGGGCTTTTTGTTACCTGCTGAATGTATCCTTGAAGGATTTCATTTCAATCATTAGCTTCTGCACACCGCTGGTCATTATTCCATTATCTACCTGCCGCTGGATGTATATTGCTGCTTGTTCTGGATCCATCCCCTCAATTCGCTTAGTGAAGTATTCAGCACGTGCAGCCTTGGAGAATGATTTCAGTCGGCGGTCGGCTGATGTGATACCAGCAGCATCGTCCTCCATAAATCTTTTTACTCGACGCAGAACGGACTCATTTACATCTTGATCCGTGGACATATCCCGTAGGATACTAACAAACTCTGGTTGGCTCTTCGCGGTCTTGATCTTGTGCTTGTACACATTAGCAATTCGTCCAGATTTAGCTGATGTAGTATTGTCCTGCTTCTCAATAGTATCCATAAGCTGCTGTTCGCCCGTGCGCATTTCAAATGCCTTAGCGTACGTCTGCCCATAGAATCGACGCGCAAGCGGGATCTCACTGCGATTAACCTTTTCCCCGTTCCAAAGTTTTGAGGTTAAGTTAAAGAGCCTCTTTACCGTTGTTCCGGGACCACCAGTGTAATTCTGGTACAAGTACAATAATGTCTCGGGTGACACTTCCTGCCCCATATCTTGTAGCTGTTCAGCTAGGTTCATTGCTAACTCGCCACCCTGTGTCCGTGCCGTCCAAGGATGAATCTTTTCAACGGCTGAGATATTTTCCTGTTCAAGCCAGTGAGGTCGAATGTCCCGACCTAGACCGTCCTTATTCCTAGCTATGTCGTGTAATGGTCGAAGCACAGTAGGTATCGGGGATCCGCCCATAGGGTTGTATGAATCAATGATATTCTTTGATAGGTCGCCAGCCACTTTCTTTACATCTATGTTCTCATCGTCACCGAACATAATCCGTTGACCGTAGTCAGCAGCAATCTTGAACGGAACCATTGAGTAGCCAATTGGGATTGAGAAATAATCCAGACTGCCATCGGGGTTCTTGCCGCGCACGATGGTCATATGCTTGTTGATTTTGAACTCAGGAATCTTCTCACGCCAGTCCTCATCAATGTGAGAGTTCCACCGATCAAGAGTGTACGTAGTTGATGCAAGGGTTGCCATCACGGCACTAGCCACAAACGGGTTCTTGCGTGGGTTCATACTGCGCAGGAAGTTCTTCGCGCCCTGGATCGCAGGGTTACTGAACAGGTATAATGCCCTCAACGTGTCGCCTTGAGAACCTTGCAGATTCGGATCAAAGGAACTGTTTCTCGCAGCAAAAGCTGCTTGATCTTTGGTCATACCGCTGGCTCTTCCATTGCGATACACTGCGAACCTTGTTGCATTCTCGAAGTACTCATTGACTTGGTTGACCCAATTATTGAAGTCCTTTGCTCTGGACTTAGTGGGCTGATTAATCTTACCGCTAAGTTTCTTAAGGCTGTCCTCGATGTCCTGAATCGTGGACATACCAAGACCTCCAGTGCGACCACCAGCCTCAACGAACTCATCGTACATACTGTCCAGTTCTGCTTGCCTTGTGCCCGGCTTCGCCTTGTTCCCCTTGAGGTTCCTGCGAATGGTGCGAATATCGTCATTGAATGCAGTGACAGGGTTCAGTAGCTTGGCGGCTTTGCCTAGCTGCATATTAGCCATTGAGTTGACGAATGCTTCGGATCGGTCACGCACTAGATTGGGCACAACGAACTCAGGATTGAATCTAGTATATAGACCACCTAGGAGCCTATTAGCAACCATTGCTCCCTTGAGGATCCCCTCTACCTGCTGTCTGTTAGTCCCCTTCAACGCTGCGGCTAACTTAGGGTCAGCTATCTCGATATGCAGGGGCTTCCCGTTTTCAAATACTGTTAAGGTGTTCTTGTCGGCATCCTTGTAAATCGGGACTTTCTTGAGTGGGACATTCTTTCCCATCGCCCGAAGCGCATTAGCCTCATCGGATGTATCCTTGACAAGCTTAGTGCCCACTACAGCAGGTTTCTTAACCTTAGCTATTCCGCCAGCAGTTGCAGGGTTATCACGGATTAATCGGACGAATGCTTGGTTTGCCTTGTTGACCTCAGCCCGTTGAGTAGCATTGATCAAGTTATCGAATACATTCTTGTAAATATCATCAACCTCCAAATCAGAACCCTTGGCTCTGCGTATACCACTTGAGGTTGTCTCATAACGTCCTGCACGACCACTGACACTGGACACAACATCCGATAGATCATCGGTTTCCATTATGCGATTCAGAGGTACGTAGTCAGGGAACTCCTTGCGCAGTTTATTGGCATCTACCTTACTGATCAGTCCTCCATCCTCCAGGGTGTTCAGGATTCGCTTGGATAGATCCCGCCGTAAATCAATGGACTCACCAAGTTGCTTGTGCAGACCCTGGGATTCAAAGCGATTAATAGTATCCTTGAACTCCTGTGTACTACGTCCAGCGGCACCATCACCCCCGAACTTAGCTTTATTTGCTTTGTTATAAGCAATACCGTGCTTTGCGTACAAGTACTCATTGATAGATCGAGAAAGGACTGATGCTTCGCTGCCGAACTCCTTAGCCTTAGCCATCAAGAAGTCGCCATCTAGACCAATTAGCTTCTGAGCCTCTTCAGCCTTTTCTGCGATTCGCTGCGATGACAGCCTTCTCTGTAGGTAAAAATCACGATCATCGGACTTAACCTTTAGCGGAGCACCCTTCTGTTTAATCTGACCACCTGCTACTACATCTTGAAGTACACGAGCACGGATCATTTCATCGCTGTAAGCTTCACTGATTCCTAGCTTAATATCCTTGAAGTTATTTGGCAGCATTTCGGCGTACTCCTTGCCTGTTCGCTCAACTCCATCCACTAGGATCTTAGCATCGGGATCACCTATCTTGAACGCCTCAGTTAGTCGACGTGTTGGCAGACCCCCGAACTTGCTGTAAGCCTTACTGAAGGCTTCTCCAGTCATACCTAGACCAGCACCTAGAACAGCACCACTCAGTCCAGCGGAGGCTAGCTCCTGCATCGTAGGCAACTCGCCTTCATCTATCAACCCTTCAGCTGCCGAGGCTCCAGTAGCTACGGTAGCACCAACTGCAGCTTGTTGTCCAACTGCCTTGTATACTGACTTGCCTGCCTTGGCTCCGGGAAGCAAATTGATGATTGCTGAACTAACAATGTCCCCGTAGCTCAACTCGCCATCGGGGTCAAGAATACGTTGACGAGCAATAGAACCAGCAGCACCAGCACCAAGCCCTCCTATGACGTAGCCGACAGCACTACCAACACCAGGGAGAGCCACGGTTCCCGCAGCTGCACCTGCCATACGTCCACCCTCAGATATAGCTATCTCAGCAGCATAAGCAGCAGCGTACTCAGCCGCTGTGTTGCCTTCGTCATCAGCACCTTCCTCTAACTCCTCGGATGGTGCTCGAAAGCCTACGGGGTCGATGTCGCGCTGGGGCGCACGAAAACCTACTGATTGAATTTCATCTTGCGGTGCTCGGAAGCCAGATGGCTCGATCTCATCTTGTGGTGCTCGGAATGCCATATTATTTCTTAGTAGCTATGTTGCCCTCGGCGTCAACGTAACGGGTTCCTTTGGCTAGCTTGTCGTATTCCTCTTGAGTTTTAACGAGAGTAGGCTCTGATCCCTTCGATGGCTCCTTCTGGGCTGGCTTGCCCCCCGATTCTATACCTTGCTCGGAAAGGAACTCAGTAACAAAGGAACCTACATCCTCACCTTCCTTGGCTTGCCATCCGAGATCTCTAAGGATGAACTTATTGCGATCCTCTACTGAAATGTTACCTGCTGCGATAGCTTCGTCAACCGATGCTGCTGCCTTCTGGTACTCAGTTGGCTTTCCTTTTTGTAGCCTCTCTAATTCTAGACCCAACTTAAGAAGACGCATATTGTCGTACTCTTGTTTTTGCGGATCGACTGGCTCTAATTGTCTTTCTAGTCCAGCCAATCCTCCCATCGCTTGTCCTTGCGAGCTAGAAGCCCAGGTTGCTAGGCGACTGTCTTGTCTCCTAGCTTGCTCCCTTGTTCTTGGGCTATTTCTTGCTAACATAGCCTCAATTACATCCTGGGGTACATTCTGCGACGACTGAGTTTTCTCCCCAGCTAGACGTGTATCACGCTGAGTAATTGTCTCACCTGGTTGCTGCATACCAGCTTCTATTCTAGCTTGCAGTGCGTCGGACTCCTGAGCAAAGGTATTGGGTGCATCGGCATCGGACTCAGTTATAGCGGGTATCATACGTCCTTGAGGGTCAGTACGCAGACCAGATACTCCTTGAGTACCGCTAGGGGCGCTCAAGTACTCATTAAGGGTACGACCACCCAAGCGAGCGCGGGTCTGTTCCGAGTTCATAAGTGTCGTCTCACTTGGTTGACCGAGTGCAGCCATATCGCTCTCAAATTGAGCAAGCTGGTCAGAAGTGATTTGCCGCCTTTGACCTGTCTCATCCTCTTGGATGATAGTGCCGTCAGGCATAGTGAATGTAGCTCTAGGTGTAAAGGAGCTAGCGGCATTGGTTGCTCCAAGGGATTCAGCACTCTCCGCAAATGGGGACACCAAGTCTCGTTCAATACCAAATTCAGCCAACCCTTTTTCGATGTTTGCAAGCTTTTCAGTATCTTGCAATTTCTGAATGTTACTCGCTATATCCATTTGGCTGGCTTGCGCTGATTCCACAAGTTGCTTTCCTTCCTTTTGACCTTGTGCTTGTGTCCCTTCAATTTCGGACACCTCTCCGGGTGTGAGGGCCGCATCTGAACCGCGAGCTTGCTTGGCTAGGATCACATCCTCTACGGTTCTGCCACTTACTTCTGGGGTCTTCTCAATGGGGAACCCTAGTAGTGCAGCCTGTTCCTCTAACGATAGACCTGATTTTAATATACTGCCAACGTCACTTTCCGTCGAAAGCCTTTCTCTTTGAAGTCTAAGTTGCTCTTCTTCAAATGCTGGGCTTACAGGAAGGTTATCAAAGTCAATGCCTGCTGCCTCTGCACTACTACGCGCTCCCTCTATTGTGGCATCACCCATAATATTGGGAGTCGTTGCCGCACCGATTATAAGACCCTTGCTTAGATTGCTTAATGTCTTCTGCACTGCGCCTGGCTTTCGATCAGCACCTACGTGATAGTCAAAGTCACTAGCCTTCAGTCCGGGTTTAACTGGTCGAGTACCAGTAACACCAGTTGTGACAGGAGAACCAGAAGGGCGTAATGCAGGTGGTTGACCTTGAGGTTTAACTTGCGTTCCAGATACGGGACGAGCCTGAGTAGTACCTGTGGACTGAGCTGGGGTATTCCCCACAAGAACTCCTTGAGTAGTAGTAGGCTGACCTATTAAAACGGGACGGTTCTGGGCGGCTAGACGAGCTGCGTCCTGTGCAGCTATCTTCTGAGCCATAGGTGAAAGCACTTGTGATGTTGTGGCTTGACCACCAGTCCCCGCAGCTACGAAGCCCCCACCTAGTCCTAGCCCTGCTAGGACAGTAGGATCAATACCGCTGTCGGTTGGCTGTTCGCCAAACAAGGAGTTACCAGCTACGCCGAACTGCATACCTTGTTCTGGGTAAAGTAGTTCTTTTTCGAGTTCATCATCTTCGGGTTCAGTTGACCCAAGTGGGGAGAAAGGGGAATTCAATTGTGCCATAATTGTATTATATCATAAAGGTTTAGGGTGATGTGGGTATGGTAATAGTTATGGAGCTTGTTGCCGAACTAGTAATATTGCCTTCGGCAGCAGCAAGGATTGTAACTATCTTTGGAACAACGGTGGCAGGCAGAGTAAAGTCCTGGTCCATTTCGACTGTCTGATAGCTCGTTCCACTGGATTCTTCGCCAGTAAAATCGTCACCTATCTCAACAGAAACTGGATATAGGCCAGCTGGTACTCCTACTGCCTTAGCATTAATATTAATTGTTGTATCTTCGACCGCTTGATAAGCAAACTTAACCATAACCTCAGCAAGTTTGCGGGGTCCTGATGGTCCATTGTATGATTCACTTACTGCTGCCCCTGTCCTGTACTCTTCATCTATAACTACGTTAGGGACACCAAAGGCATCGGTGGTTAATTTGAGCAGATAGTATTTCCAGTTATCACTGACCCAATTATTCATTGCGCAGTTGACTGGGATGATAGTGGCATTTGCTGTACTCGGCTCATCAAGATATGAATCCGTTGAATCTGCAAATGGACCTGCTCTTAAAATAGCCATTATACTGACTTAGTTAAAAATACACGTTGACCAGCCGAATTGCCGCTTGTTACAATATCTAGCGTTTCCGCAGAAAAGCCAGACGGCACTCCACCGCCTCCACCAGGATCACCGGACTCAGTTGTTGAGTCAATTGAATCAATGCCGTTGCCATTGTTGACACTGTCATTTTTATTAACTTGGTTGCTTGGTTCTTGCTCGTAGTTATCCGTAGATACATCCCAGATACCACCCCTTGCATCCGCTTTAAAACTGGGCTGAAGGTTTAATAACGCAGAATCAGCACCGTAGTTTTCTATGTCCGCTGCTCTTTGTCTGGCTTGCGAGGCAAGCATCCTCTGCTTGCGTTCAAGCTTACGTTGTTTTCGTTCTTCCGCTCTGGATTCCCTGGTTCCCATTATGCTGTTGCTGTTACTATTGTTTTCTTATAATATTGGGTTCCACTTACATCCTCAAAGGCTGGTCGCAAATCTACATCCAGGACTAATTTGTCACCAGACGGATCATCTGGACCGCCTGACACTTCCATAAGGAACGGAGTCGAGTGATATAACCTACGACCATCTACGACAAACAGATTCCCACCCGTGTCCGCCACCCCTTTTAGTGTTGCTGTATTAGGTGTAGTGGAACTAGTGGCATCCAAGTAGGAGGTTCCAGCGCCAGTAATGACGGTAACGCCATTTGAAACAAAAGAGCTTGCTCCGGTTGGAACTACTGTTGTTATTCCAGATACACTCGGATTGGTTCGATACCCCCGTAGACCCTTTGACGTAGAGAAAGCTAAGTAATCGTGTCCAATACCGCTAACGTAGGTTCTAGCCCACTCATCAGGGTTCCAGTACCCCGATGCTGCCCCGCCTGCTTTATTGTCGTTATAAACAAAATCCCCTGACACAATGCTTGCACTGCTTTGAAAGATAACACTAACGGTTCCAGTCAGTTTAGTCTGAACTGGCGGAGTTAGCTCAAAGTTTAGAATATTTGGATTAACACCGACATCACTTGTTATAACGTCTTGTCGGATGGAGACGACCCCAGGATAGGTAAAGTCTACCTGTCTGGAGTATTGATTAACTAGATTTTCACCACTTCCGATAATGGATCCTCCAGCCTTATCTTGAAGTGTAGTTACGGTTATAGTCTTTAGACCCTCAAAGTTGTCCGTGGTGCGTGATATAACAGGTCCGACCGTAGTCCCTTCTGTAATCAAGAACTCTTTGGTTACTTCCCTGACACCCTCTGATAAATTACGAGTTGATACTCTCAGTGTTCCTGGCTCCAGCCATACCTCTTGTATGCGCTTAAAGCCATCCTCAGAGGCTTCTAACTGATCCTCTGATACTTCGGCTAAGGTAAGCTCAGGAGCAGATCCAAGCTTAGTCGTTCCGACAACGGAGGCATACGCCGTGCTGTCCTTTGCGATGATCGTACGGGTAAGTCTCTTGAGTCCATTGAGGTCAAAGTCAACCGTGTCCTCTGTCTCCTTCACAAAACTGTCCGTCAGTGTCTCGTACGTAAATATGATAACGTACTCCCCGGATCGTGTGTACGTAGCCTCATTCTTAACGAGAACCATATCGTCATAGGCTTCTCCTGTACGAGCGTCGATACCATCAATGCTCATCTGGGCTGAGTACAGTGATCCAAAGTCAGCGAAGATCTGAGCCTTGTTGGCGTTATACCAAGCCTCTGTCCCATTCTTAGCTACGCAGCGAACAACCATACGGTAGCGACCACCGTACAGCTTTTGAATTTCTGGTTTCTCTCCAAATATCTGGAGTCTTTGAGTTCTGTGGTA